TGGGTTGATGGTATATGTGCTACCACCGAGAACAGTCCTTGCGCCACCGATAGTGCCGAATCCGCCTGCGATCGCACCTGTTATATTGCCAGTGGTTACAGCGCCTGCGCCTATCATACCTGTTCCGACAGTAGTTGTATTGTATGTTTGAAAAGGCGATGGTAGAGCTACACCCGATGTCGGTGCTGAAATAGTTATGGTATTTGGTGTATTCATTATCTTCTTCTTAAAATAGTCTCTCCAGTTGCTCATTTTATCTCCAATGTTTGTGACCATGTATGCATGAAGCGGGAAAGTCGTTGCATCTTGTCAATCCTTGCACGCTCAATTCCTTCCTCTGTGACACCGAGTCCTGCGGCCTTTACTAAATCAACTAATGCTAACACATCTCCTAATTCCATTTCGAGACTTTCCCTATTGGTCTTAGTTGTATTTACTGGTTTGCCAATTAAGCCAAAGCGTTTGATTTTTGATGCAGCTTGAATTACTTCAGCGCATTCTTCCTGTAGAATGTTTAGACATTCCTCTTGATGGTCATTTACTTGTTTCATATTTCTGCTCCCAGTTCCACGCATGTTGAATTATATCTTTGATATTGTATTGTGGAATCCAATTTAAGATATTCTTTGCTTTAGTTATGTCTGCTGTAAGAATTGCCGGGTCGCCTGCGCGCCTACCACAATACTGTATAATCGGTTCCTTGCCTACAACCTTACCAGCTGCTTTCACAAGCTCTAACAAACTAACACCGCCACTTCCATACCCAATATTGAATGTTTGATTTGCTAATTTATTATCAAATAATTCTAATGAAAGATTATGTGCTCTTGCTAAATCAGCGACATGAACATAATCGCGAACACAGGTGCCATCCTTTGTTGGATAATCTGTCCCAAATAATTGAAATGTTTCACCTTTGAGGATTTTATTACAAAGAATAGGAACTACATGTGTAGCCGGCCTCTGAACATATCCAAATCGGTCGAATGGATCTGCTCCAGCAGCATTGAAATAGCGAAAGGTTACATACTTCAATCCGTATGCCTTAGCGTAATCCTTGATTAAGAGTTCACCAGCAACTTTAGTGCTTGCGTATGGATTTTCGGGATCATAATATAAATCCTCTGTGAGGAAACCATTGCCACCCTGTCTACCATATGTATTTCCGCTTGAACTAAAGATGATATTTTTGATCTTACGCTCGACCATAATATCAAGCATTGCCTTCATTTTTACCACGTTATTCGCGTAATACTTAGCTGGTTCAGACACACTCTGTTCAACTAAGTGTTCTGCCGCTAAATGTATTACGGTGTCAAATTTGGTGTTATTATCGGTGTTACTAAAATAATCGAGATAATCAGATACACGATAGATTCCTGGAAAATAATGTGTTGGTGCATTCCTATCTACAATTGTTACTTCGTGGCCAGCGGCATCTAATTCCCATGCTACTTGGGTTCCAATAAATCCGCCACCACCTGTAATTAATACTTTATGTCTGATCATATCCGATTGTTAGCCTTTCAACAAGTTTATACTCGCGATATGCTTCTGCGAGTGCGGGATACTTAGCAAGAATTGTGACTGGTGGGTCAACAATTAGCATACGTTCTTCGAGTGCCCTAACTCGCGCCTCGAGATCAGTAATTACATCCTCTGGTGTTCTGCCTTTTTGTTGTTGACGCCAATTTATCGGTTGTGGTTTGGGGGTAATCAGTGCCATTATTTCTCTAGACCTTATACTGAATATTTTATTTTGAAGACCAATGCATCATCGGGATCAGTAAATGCAACATCAATTATTACACCATTTGGAGTGTCATTGAACCAGACATCAACTGAACCATTACTATGAGAATTTGTCCAATGGATCATTTCTAAATATGACCATGTGGATCTAACGCTGACAACAACTTTATATTTCTTATCAAATTTATGCACTGGGTTCAAAATGCAAGGTTGCTCCATTTTCTCCGTCTTCACTGACTTCGACAGAAATTTTGCGGCCAGGATATTTTTTAGATATGTAATCAATTAAATCCTCTGCGAGCATTTCACAACTCTTATAATCAATTTCAAGCAATGATGAGTTATATTGATTCTCGAGATCTCTTTTCAATTGAATGAATTCGATATCTCTGTCATTATGTGTTACGGAAATAGTAACACGGAAATGAAAAATATGCCTATGCGGGCTTGCAAGAAAGCTAACGTCAAGCCATTTATCATCAACACTGTTTGATCTATTTAGTTTTGGGTCCGTTTCGGCTGCTGGATAACGGTGTATACCTTCTTTTGTGAATTGTACGAATATAGTTCTATTTGTTATCATTCTTTACCTTATTATATTTTCCTCGTTTTCCAACAAATCTGCCATTTATATAGCCTTCGGGAATAATAGCATCTTTACCTATAAGAATCGACTTTTCACCATTGTTATACCATTTCATCTGCTGTGATTTTTTGGTAGTTGAGGTTTTTATTTTGGAATCTTCGGTATGTGGTGTATAATGTCCAAACTCCCCCTTTGCTATTCGTTCTTTTGTTATATTAGAGTTCTTTTTCTTTGTAGAGTCCGTAGACCTCTTCCCTATGCGGGATTCGGATAATCTCAGTCTGTGTATTTCAGACTTTATCTTTCCTTTTGGGGAAGGTGGATTACTGCCAAGACACACATTTGTAAGTATCCCACACGATTCAAATCCTATTCTTCCGTATTTTAGAATCTCTTCCGTCTCCAATCTATACGCTAAAGCCTCATCTTCGATATTTTCGACGACCTTTTGTAAAATAGGTTCCAGCCCGTTATTTTTTAGATACTGAATACGATAGAACTTATGACGATTTTCTGTATTAGATTCGGTTTCGTGCAAGTGGTCAAAGATTCTATCGTTTGTGCCCTTGCCGACATAGAATGGCAGATTATCTCTTGGATCAATATAGTGATAGATATAAAACATATCTATATTTATCAAAGGTCACAAAGTTATTTTTGGAAAGTGACAATCATTTCTTCTTTGTGCCTTTCTTGCTATCCTCTTTGCCAAGCGGATCTTCCTTGGCACCCTCGGCGTATGCTTCTGCTGCTTCTGCGGCAGACTTAGGAGTTACACTAACAACGGCTGCAAGTGCATCAAGTTCAGGCTTCAGCGCAGATTTTTCTTCTGGTGCTAATCCTGTCTCAAAACCTTCACGAACATCCGGGTCTGCAAGAGCTTTAAGCTCAACTGGTTGCAACGTAGAAAGATCAATGGATTTACGCATTCCGCGCATTTCTGTAGAAACCTGTGGTTGCGGCAGGTATGGTGGCATTGGGGTTGGCCTGTCATCTAATTCAATCACAACATCCGTACCATATTCTACCCAGTCAGTGAAACGATTGCTGTCTGTAACCTCATGGAAGTGCATACACCATACGCCCGGATTAGTTGCCTTGAAATCAATGTCATCAATCTTAACTGTTAGGTTAGGACTTGATGTTTGAATATTTGGAATTCGAACACTTAACAATGGCACAAACATGCGTGATTGCCATATACCCGGATTCAACATCTTTAATACCCTAAAGTGTTCATGGGCCTGGTAATCCAGTGTTACCCAAAATCCGCGATCCAGCAATGCTGTAATTGTCTTGTTCCAATAGTCGCCTGCAACATTTGTTTCAAACGAATGGTCTGCACCCATAAAGATATGTGGTGCTTTGTGTTGGCGCGCTAAATCAACAATTTCGTCAATTGGTTGCTGCCCAATAACAAATAATGTCTTCTTGGAATATGCAGGAGTGTGTTCCACTTCTGGTCCAATAAAGAATGCTGTATTTTCGTGTCCATCTCTTTTCATAATATTTCCTTATTTGTCAGTATATTCTATAAGTCTAACTTCAGAATCGCCTAATCCTGTCCCCGCAAGACATTCTGTAATCATGGTATATAAATCCACAATGCCCTGTTTTGGATTTTGTTCAACTTCTTCCCAAAATTCATCATTGTCTTCTTCGACTATAATTTGAAATACAAAACGTTTCATATTAAAACTTTGCCTTTGCTACATATTTTCTATAATCATTACCATTTCTTGCCCACTGTTCGCCCTTACCTTGGAAAACATCCAATGTGCGATCAATAGTTCCATCTTGCCAATCACTTGCCGCGCCGGTCTCATACATCGTTGGACCATTAATCATATTCAATAGACGAATTCTTGCATCATCAATGCTCCACGGAATATACATATTCTGAGCATTGTTAGCGAAAACTTCTGGAAAACTTCTGTATGCTGGATACAATGTGAGTGTGCCGAATGTATCGGCCTCACTAACTGTATTACTTACCCAGTCTTGAAGTGCGCAGTTAAATAAAACGATAGAGTCGGCCAATAACCTGTAGTAATCATTCTTCTTTAAACCAGTGTATACCTTAAAATTGGCTGTATTACCGTTTTCTAAGGCCTTTGCACGTTCAACATATTTTAGATTATTACTTTTTAATTCTGGATGACCACAGAATACTGCAAATTCTACTTCGGGTAAAATCTTGTAGGTTGCCTCGGCCAAATCCATATAAAAATCTGGCTGCTTCTCATCATCCCATCGTGCGGCAAAACCTACTCGCTTGGTTCTGTTAATCAGCGGTTTTACTTCAGGAACACGGCTGCGAACCTCCTCTTTACCGAACGGCAGACCAGTGACATAGATAGGTGCCTTCATTCCTGCAATGCGCAGATGTGCAACCATCTCTTCGCTTGCTACAAGAATTCCTGTTACAAACTCATCAACCATCTTTTCAAAGTGTCGCATCCAATGTGCCATACCTTCACGATTTACAAAATCATCCGGATCAATGGATTGAGCTAAACACCTAACATAAACACGCGGTCTATACATGAGTGGCACTTGTTCCAGGATATAGGGCAAGCTTTCGATACCAGGTGTGAACATATCTTCATAGAAGATGACATCCTCAGAGGTAACCCTACCTTCCTTCATCAATCTGATTAGGTTGGCTGTTTGCATCATGCTGTAATAGGTACGACCGTGTGCATCAAGCACGCTTCCAGTAACAATCTTTTTGTCCGACGTTAATTCTGAACCTGTAATGAGTTCATACTCAACTCCACGACGCTTAAAGACGCGCTCATTCCAATCCTGCAACTGAAGTGTGTATCGTGCCTCGTAGGACTCAAGTCCCATATAAAATAACTTTCTCATAGTTTTAAACCTCTTCTTAATGCCAAGACTGTTAATTCTTCACCGCTTAATACAACTGTGTTCTCCGGTGTTGTCCTAATCGGTCCACCATTCTTAAAATCTAATTCTGTTACTACAATAGATTTTCTATTCATTTTTACTACCTTACAGATTTTTAATTTTCCGGAAACAGCGACAAGTAATTTCGATTTCTCTGTAATTACTTGATTGAAATAATCGACGTATTCTGTATTAGGTCCCGGTATCATCTTAACTCCCCGAATATTTTAATATGTATACCATTGCATCTGGACCAGATAACAAAACTGAGTTTTGCGAATAAATTAACCAACCATCTCCTCCGCTGCCGTAACCGTGGACCGGAGAAGCTCGCATCATCTTTGGAGTAATTTTCTTTATTTGGCAAATATACATTGCGTTTCCACGGGAAATAGCAACATAACTACCTTCCGCTAATGGTTGACCTAAAATATCAACGTGCTCTACTTTTTCCTTGGCCATAATTAATAAACAACTCTCTATCTATTTCTTTTGCTATGCTCACCATAAGGGCTTTTGTAATTTCTTCTTCTACAGCCGATCCGTGTTGTGTTGTTAGATCCATTATTGGATCAATAATCCAGGTGGCTGATAATCTCCTAGGTGTGCCCTTAAGTCGCCGAATTATTTCATTGGCTTCCTCATCTCTTGTTAATACTTTCTTATCTGTCATAGTCAATCTTGCGAATTAACTGTTCTCCCATCCAATGCGAACCTTCACCTGTCTCTTCCATTTTAACTAACATTTCGTTAAATTCTTCCTTTGTGATTTCTCTGCCATCACATATTGTTTCGCCGAGGTATCTCTGTTCAGCTGACTCAAAGGAATCATCTGGATCACCAGAATCAACCATTGTTACCTCATCGTATGCATGTTCAAGCTCATCGGCTTCAACAACATAGCGATTTCTAAATGTAGTAATGGTATCAACAATAAATAATTTCTTTTTAGGCTTGCTCATCTTCTTTCCCTTTGGTTTATCAAATACATCATAAAATGGTTGCATATCTGCTGCTACCTGTTCTCTGATATATTGTTCAGAGACAGATTCATTAGCAATCTTCTCGGCCATCATTCTATTATAAAATTCTAATTGTTTTACTGCGGCCTTTCGAGCTTCTTTGACCACCGGCCAGTCTTTAGTTTTCATTGTTATACTCCTGCTAATTTGTTAAGTGTCAGTTGTTCTTCTGCCCACCTATGTTCCTGTTCTATTCTAACCTTCAAATAATTTCTAAAGGTATCTTTGTGATTCCACATAAATGTTTCATATCGCGCAAGTCCGTTACATGGGCAGTCTATTACAAATAAGATATCATTTATTTCGTGGGCCGAAATAGCATCGCATTCGTAGTGGAGAACAACACCTGCGGGATTATTTTGATATTCTTCTTCACAATACCCTTTCCATGTTCCATCTTCCTCATCTCGGTAATGCGATGCATCGGGACATAAATGAAGTCTATTGCACCAGCCGCATGTTAGATCCGATGATCCAATTCCATATCCCGATAATGCGTTGATAAACATTTCGGATGGTTTCTCATCATCCTTACGATATTCTTTCATACTTCAAAGTCTCTGGCTTCGTCAAATGATCTCTTAAATCCGGAAGCAGTTACATGGCCGCCTCCGCCGAACTTCTCTGCAATTTCCGCTACATTTACGCTACCCGGAACAGACCGTAGGCCAAATTCCCTATGTGTTGGCTTGTCATAATAATACGCTGCAAATGGCTCTCCTTTTGCAAGGAAACTGCACATATCAGAACCAAATTGGTAAGGCACATTAGCACACGGGACATTATAACCTGCAATGTTCATTCTTCTAACCACAACATTAGATAGTTCCTTAATGTCTTTAACCATTCTGCGCTGAATTGCAGAACCTTCTGTAATCTGTGTTTCTAATTTTTGGTCCATTAACATATCCCAGTTCTCGAATGTATATTCGTAACTAAACATGTTAGCAGCAATCTCTCTAGTTCCTTCTAGTTTAAACTTCCAACGATCTCTATCATCGACGTGCCTAATAATGCTCGGGACATCTACGCTTGGAAAGAAGTATTTCCAACACAGCATTGCTCCACTTTCTGTATTTTCTGGACTGTAGAAAGATTCGAACTTTGGATCAGAATATCCTTCCATAGCCTTAATAGCAGTCTCATGGTGATCAATGTGGATTACCCTATCTGCCTTATTCACAATTTCTTCCATAACATTTCTTGGGTAACTGAAGTCTACGATATAGACAATTTTACCAGCAATGTCGGGTGGCGCTTCTCTATAAAACCCTGCGTGAAATACCGCATCGGGATGAATTTTCTTTACCACCCATGCTGCTGTAAATCCGTCAGCACAATTTCCGTGATATATACATAACTTCTGAATCATTCTATTTCCCGTCTTATTGTCTTAGCACAAAAAGTATTAAAGCTTTCTTTATTGTTTTCTATGAATTTTTCCGCCATTAGCAATGCAATACCATCTGGATTACCAATACCCATTTTATGAATATTTCTTGTGTAATCTTCTAATGCAATTTGAATTGCCGAAATGGCTTCTTCTGCTACGATAGGGTATTCCATTAAATTTCTCATCTTTTTCCCTTTCTTTGTGCTGTCTTATGTCTGATGCTTAGATTATGGGCCCTTCTTGGACGCATAACAAAATCTGGTGTATTATGAGCAAATACTGAATGCGCCATAATCATACCATTGGCCATTCCGTGCATATACGATACACCAGGCCCGCCCTCAACAACAGATTGTTTCTGCGTTTCTATTAAACTTTCTAATATTGAGAGATTGTCTTGAAGCTGTTTATTCATCTATTTGAATTTTATCTTCATTATCTATACTAGCCATTTCCTGTACATCATGCTTTTTTGCACCAACAGAAGATTTAATATCAAATAAATTATTAAATTCGTCGGAGGTTTTATTTTCTTTGAAGCTAATATCAAGAAGAAATTGTTTATAATCATCCACAAGCTGATATGCACCGTCTCTATCTCTTGAGAATAATTCTCTTACAAAATCATTAAAATAAAGAATACTATTTGGTACAAAATCGCTAATTGGTGTCTTAGATTTCTTTGTTGTGCAACCATCATACGGAACATTTCTAATTTTATATTCTATATCAGCCAGACGGTTAATCTCCTGTATGGCCTGAATATGATTGAATACATTATGAGCCATGACAATTGCATAGGTAGTCGTATCCCAGCTTGTCTTGCCTTCTTTTCCGTGTTTGTTGAGATCGCCCGGTCCCATAACACAAAGATCGCCGACCGTACATCTCTCCATAATCGGTCCCTGAAACGGCATGCCCAATTTAGAACCCTTTAGGGACTTGTCATCTAATCCTCTACCCATTGCATAAGTTAATTGATCGGGATTAAACTTGTTATAATTATAAGAAAGTGCATATCCGCCTGCCGCAACAAACGGCGACGCAGCATCAAAGCTAATGCTAATATCTGGATTATATTTCTTAAGTTGACGTTCAATCGATGTTAGATAACATGCCCAATCGAGCCTGCCTATACCCAAAAAGTGAATCCAGTCTTTACCTTCGAGCAATCCATCCTCACGAAGATCAATAAGCCGTTCTAACACGGTTTTCATATCTCGCATATTCACACCAGCAAACGCCCATCCTTCGAATGTTCTGTCCGGTGTGTATCCCATAGCTTCGACGGTTAATGGTACACTATAGGGAATAACTCTTTCATACCATGTCTTAGACGTTTCGGGAGAACTTCCAGATAATACATTAAGAAATTTAGTGGCACCCGGAATACGATGTTTCATGAAATATTTTAGATTATGTTCAGTAACATCCAATGTATCCTCGAATCTTTTCAAACCAGTGCGTTCACCGAGTTCGCCGACTGCTGCAAACGGTGGGACATCTAATGTCATTGACCAATCCGATGTATGCTCGAGGTAGCGCAGAATTTCTTCGCGTAATTTATCACCATCGGGTGTCATCACCTTTGTCCAATCCATTTTAATAACACCTGTGGCAATTTGGAAACCACCGGAATCACCGACAAGAATAGTATCCTTATCGCGCTTATGAATCATTGGCTCCCTATCGTCGCACTTATCTAACTTGCGCTCTGCGTGACCAGCTGAATACAATCCGTATTTGTAACTAAAATAAGCATCTTCGGGGCCCTTAAGGAAATCTAATCCCTGTAGACCAAGTTCAAACTTCTCTGGAATGCGCTCTTTAGGCACAAAAGCTTCATCAGCAAGTGCTTTGCCTAAATGTGTAGTATAGAAACCACTAATAGCCGGCAAATATTTTGCCCAACCACCCGCAATGTGTCGTTCTGTGAAATTTACTTTGTTTGTTGTCATAGGTATATTTAGATTCCCGAAGGCTTTTATAGCCTAAATACTGTAAGAAATTAAGCCTTGCTTGCTGGCAGAATATAGCTGTACTTGCCAATGCCGCTATCAACATCAATCTTCAATGCACCCATATCAGAGAAATGCATTGTAACCTTGCTGCTATCATTGAGCTTTAGAATGCTCAACACTTGCGTTAGGGGCCATGACCACTGATGCTTTAGAGCACCAGTAATACCTTTAGCAAACGGAACATTGCTTCTATCTGTTGGGCCGCTGCCAATAGAAAAATTCAATACATCGTTCTTTGTAGAAACAATAAAACGCTTTTCGAATCCACCCAAAATGCCAGCATATTGGTTTAGTCTATCAATCTTCGACTTATCAGGTGTGAGTGATACATTCCATGTAGCACCTTTGAATGGGGGAACCTTGATTTGCTCATTTGCCATTGTCTCACTCATGAAACGATAGGATGCAACATCGCCTGCACCATCATCGAACTTGAGTTCTGTGGGCACAGATACCGTGCCGCGCATTTCTGAATCTACACTTACTGTCGACTTATCATGCAAGTCAATAAAACCCTTCAACTGTGCCATGCGTGATAGACCAACTGTAGCTTGAATATCCTTCAGTGGTTGATACATTTCGCCATATAGTACAACGGTCTTATCTGCGTCGATTGCTTCAATCTTAGCATCTGCTGCTGTACCGACAAACTTAACCATCTCAATAAAGCCCAGTGAATGTGTGTGCTTTACGATGTCTTTTAGTGAATCCAATAACATATTATTTCCTTTATTGTGTGAGTATAACTCGAGTTAGCAAAGTGTAACAAATTTCTGTAAGAATGTCAATATTTCACATAGCACTGAAGTCGAACAATGTCTCGAGGTGAGCATGTTCCTTATTGGTGCGGCTTAGGTCCCATTTCAGTACGCCTAATAGATTCTCTACCTTCTTATCAACAACACCTGCCTGCATGCCATCAGTATCAAATGGCAAGTTCAAAAACCATTCTGGTAGATGTGATTCATCAACAGGATACGCAATGCTGGTCAATCTATTTTCGGATGTCTCTTTTAACTTACAAACAATAATTTTCTGTCCATCAATAATACGCATGGCATGTTGATCCATGTTAATTTCCTTCAACCTATTCCACGCAAGGCTTGCTGTTACGTGGCCCGGTACATGCAAGTTGCCAACTTCCTGACCCTTACCCTTCTTAATACCGGCATCCAGAAGCTTATCCCTATAATGCGATAATTTATTAACTGCTCGTGGTGTGCCTTGTTGCCACGGCTTCATGCCTTCAAATCTTTCTTTGAATAGACGAATCTTTTCAATGACTGCATTCTCACCCTTATCACACAATGTATCCATCAAAATATCTGATAGGAATTCTTGTACAAACTTCGGAGTATCAGCACGCTTTAGGTCAAGTCCCATTGCCTTAACTTTTCCGGGCTTACCGCCTACATCAAGTCTAATGCCATCCTTATCATACATCAAACATGCGTAACGCTTCTTTACCATCCAGATACCACTTACTGAAATTGTTTCACGTGAGCTAGCAATAACACCTTGTGATCTCTTAATTGGTACATTCAATTTACTAAGTAAGAATTCCGGAAATGTAGCAGATACTGCCTTTGCTAAATCATTATATAGTGCAATGATACTTTCCTTAGACCAATCAATATTTCCGTTATCAATCTCTTCCTTAAGGATTGGGTATGCTGAGAAATAACACGAGTCTGTATCACCATACACAATTGCTTTTCCATAATGATCATATTCACCGGTCATCATTTCATTGGTCTTAGCTGCCATATGCTTGGTAATTGTTCTGCCAGACAGTGTGGTAGATTGACCAAGTCTTTGATCGAAGAATCGACTACCTGCATTCAATAAGGCGCCATAAGCAGAATTCAAGTTAATCTTCTTAACCAGCTGACGTTTATCCCAGAATCCGATAATACGCTTTAGATCCTTTTGATTGCGATGGATGGCTTTTCCATCCTTAACCATTAGATTATGTTGATTCATATACTGGACTACTCTCTTCTTATGTCCTTCAACAATAATTTCCTTTAATTTACCAGGTTTGTATGATTCACCATCTACATAGGGGTTAGCTTTTATCTCTACATCGCTAATATCATCATTTATGAATAAACTTTCAGGTACAATCACGCCTTCTATCTTAGCATTGTCCTCAATGTCCTGATAGTTAGTCATAATTTTCTGTAAGATCTTACGTTCGTTGTACCAACGAGTTAATAGACTCGGAATTACTCCGTCGGTGTCTGTCTTGAAGATTGTACCATTTGCACTGATGCACCAAGGGCGGCCATCTTCAAAAATTAGATCATGTAAGTCCTTACCAGTGACTTCAATTTCAGATCCATCTTCCATATCAAGTATTAGTTTTGTTCCAATGTCCTGATTGTAAAAGTCTTCCATCTCAAGCACATTGAATCTGTCATTCCACCAACTTGCGAAGGTATACTTGCCACCCTTTGCTTCCCAGTCAGCAATAGCCTGATTGGTGCGATCAAGTCGTATTTGCCCAACAATAGTTTCGGGGCTCATGTTCCAGGTTCTAATTGCAGATGGATACAGAGATTTCATGTCAGTGGATGCAATCCATCTATGCAATCCCTTACGTGGGTTAGCTACCCAACCGCCTGCGGCGCGAACCGCTGTATCATCGTGCCCACGCTTCTTATCGGGACATACCTGTCCACGGCTGTGAGACTCAACAAGAACTGCCTGATCGGTAACCGCAACTGCACCCATTGTTGTTTGAATTAGTACACATGTACCATGTGCAATGGAATTTGCTAAGTCGATGAATTGTAGCTTTTTATCAAGCCTATCGAGTAGTCGTGTATCTTGAATATTATATTCTAGGAAGCGTTTGAAGTCGTCATTATATAACTCATCCAGCGTACCCTCATATGCAATCTTGCTTTCTCCTAACTCTGTTTCAGCAATAGCATTAAGTGCATAGCTATGGCGTTCTTCATAGTTGTACTTCTTGTAAATTTGCATGTAATCAATATGAACACGACCAATCAAGTCATATGTCGTAGCAACCTTACCACCGCGTTCAAATTCGCGGACCTTGGGCTCTTGTTCCCATAGACATAGTTTCCTGGCTTCATGTTTGCCTAGGACTTTCTTAATACGATTTACAACATACGGAATATCATACGCTTCACTATTCCAGCCACTCAAAATATCAGCATCTTCAATGACAGACATAAATGCCTGAAGCATCTCACCTTCAGATTTGAATAATACAACATTACCAACTTCTTCAGCAATAGCCTGTGCTTCTTCCCATGTAAGTGTTTCTGGTGGAATTGCTAAACAGATAATTTCGTCAATCCATTGTAAATGTACAGAGATGGATGTAATGAAGTTATCAGCCTCTGATGCTTCCGACCAACCCGACTCTTTATCAAAGCTGGTCTCAATATCAAAGAAAGCAATATTTAGGGCTGGTGTGTCGGAGTGAAGATAGTTTTGTTCAATACAACGAAAGATAGGATCAACATCTGATTCCCATTTCTTAACATTATGTGAAAGTGTCTTGGTGAGTTTTTGTTTCTCAGCAAAGGTTCGTGGAACTACCTTTTTGACTACATCGCCATAGATAGACTTGTGTGAACCGCGTGGATCATTGACAAAGAAATGATAATCTGGTGCATACTCTTTGTAAACTCGTTTGCCGTTTACTCTTTCTACAACCTTAATTACTTCCTGATCTCCACCTCTACGAAATAGACAATCCACATACATTATTTTGCAGCCTTGCAATTATCAAAATGATATCTTTTCATATTCCAGTCTACTCCAATTTTATTACAATGAGGGCACTCTACCGACCATTTCTCGTCAATAGGCATCGGCCTTCCTCTAAGTGGGCTCGGACCCTTCTTGACGCCGGTGTGTGATTTTGATTTCTTTGATCGTGTCTCGACGGAATCTACGCGGCCACGTTGAGCTTTACTTATGTTCTCTAAACCTGCCTTACTATGTATTCCCGTTAGGCCTTTGGCCCAGCATGGTTTACCGGTATGAGTCATCGATGATTCAATTCTATGTTGTCGCTTTGCAGATTCATAAACACGACTACTGACTCGGTATTTTCTATTTTCGGAATTATTGAATTTAGTTACCATAAGCCAAAATGCATAGAACATTTTTCTTGTTCGATGAATTTTCCATAATAAATGATGTGCAATATAATGTTCTCTCGGTGTAAGATATGCTATATTACTCTTATCATTTGTGCCGGTCATTGATTTAGGCAAGATGTGATGTTTTTCATACACATCTGGTTTACTTCGATTCTGGGATTTCGAAATTAGGAGATTATAATGCTTGTTATAATTCAACCCAGACCTGCTGCTTTATACAACTCTTCAAGTGTTTCAGTATCTTCGCGCTTATCATTCATATCGCCCTTTTGGCAAATCTTGATAAGCTTATTTAGGATGGCAGGCTTGACTTCTAATTCTTCTGCGATTGATTTTACTGTTTCGCTAAGACCTTGTTTCAGATCTTCGCATTCTTGTAGGACTTGAACGCCATCGGCAATGATTTGTTTCAATCTTGCAACGTTCTCCGGTGATAGTTTAGCCATGTGACTCCTCAGACTTTAGTGTATTACTTACCGCAACAGTAAGTATAGGCTAAACGTTTCTGAATGTCAAGAATTTCTTATCTGCAGGCGCAGCGTGCTTCTTCTTTACCCTTATAATCCGCTATAGCGGCTTTAACGGCATCCTCGGCCAATATGCTACAGTGTTTATCTTGGTGCTCCCGCAAGTGAGTTTTATTCAGTACGAACCATAGGCATCGCCAGTTAGTGGATCGTTTGTGCCCTTGTACATACGACTATCATACCCATGAATTGGAGATAATACACCGTTCTTCTGTGCCATATCTGGCTCAATACCTGTAAAACGATGCATCTGATCTGGCATTACCCTGCGAAACCATTCTGCAACGATTGGTCTAACATCCATGCCCGGATTAGAGTTTTCTAATTCCAATAATTGATCATTTAGTTCGTCATCTTCAATAATTTCTAAAATAAAGATTGGTGCTACTGCTGCCGGAATTGGCTTCAGCATTAGTTCCTTGACCATTTTGAAATCATCATCGGATAATGGTAGCTTGTGAACTGCCTCCATCATTGGTTTTCCACTCACAGGTCTTACACCATAACGAACTGCACCGTATTCTAAATCTTTCTTATCACTGATACCGCGTGCCCTTTTTGAAGTAGAATATGGACCACTAACCCTTGTACCGGTTCGGGTATCATATACTTCATATTGAACAAGGGCTTCATTTTCCGCCACGGCGTGAGTACGCGGAATAGTGTTTCTTAGATCGTAATAATCATCACGCAAACGTGATTTCAGGAATTCTCTACCCTTCTCGCTTGTTTGTGGATCAAGGATTTTATCCACATAGGCATCCATGCGTTTTTGTAGGGCATCGATTTTACGCAAGGCTTGCGGAGAAAGGGACCTATCGCTAGTTCCCTTTGGTAATAATATTTCTACAATTCGCATCTTGTATTTATCACAAGATACGAATGTTTTCTTAGATGCTGAATTCTTTCTTAACAGATGCTGGAACGAAATCAACGCTAAATTCGTCGGCCATCTTTGAAAGAATTGGAAGAGCAAAAATCGCGCCTGGCAATGCCATAACTGCTGCGAAACGTGCTGCTACGAACAATTCCTGAGCTTTCTTATTTGCTTGAGTAATTTCATTCATGGAAGCATCGCCGCTTGCAGCCTTATTGTAAACGGAAATAACTTCCTTAACGTTTGCTGTTTCAGCGTCAACTACATTCTTTGTCTTTTCTAATACAGCCTTTACTTCTTCCTGTGTCTTTGGAAAAGCTGAAAAACTGTCTTGTACTGCCTTGAAATAATCTTGTGTTGTTGTGAACATATAGTCTCCTTAAGTGCCATAATTGGCCACTATGTTAATACTGCCTCACCGTGAGCACAGTATCGTTAGTGTAACAGTATTTATGCTGCGGCGCAACAAAACCTGTTATTTCAGGCCTTTTCTGACATTTGTGTAGACTAATTTTTTGATGCTTTCACTCAAAGATCCCGGTAAGCCAAGGAAGAACAATTCCTTATTACCATCCATCGCATATTGACGTAGCTTGGTGGCACTCATGCCTTCCACGCCCTCTGATTCAACAATCCTTTGCCCTGCAAATATAACTTCGAAACTAATTCCCCATTTATCTGTGTATGGAGTAAACCGTTTGGTAAATTCCTCTGCTTGGTCAGACCCTACTACCATCATTATACTATCGTAATCCTTAGCAAGAGATTCGAGAGCAATAAAGGGATTTCTGATAGTAATATCCTTAGAGATATTGACTCCGCGGAATGCAGATTCGCAGACGCGTCTCTTGAAGTTCCAGTCGAGCGGATCTGTAGGAGACCTGTGTGTTTGAGACAAATACACAATATGGTCTCCACCGATAGCTTTAGCAGTTTCTACAACCTTAGAAACAAGACGCTCGTGTCCCTTTGTTGGAGGGTTCATTCTACCAAAGGTATATACTATACTTTTCATCTTCATAGTATAACACCTTTAGTTTGGAATGTCAACTATCCTTGGGTGGTTTTGGTGGCTCGTCTTCAACAACAGGTGATTTTGCCAATGCTGCCTTAGCTTGTTCTGCTCTAGAATTATCCTTATTGTCAAGGAATTTATTCAAGCCGGCTGTACCTGTGCCATATGCAAGATAGGCAACAAAATAATCAATACTCATACCGCCAAGAATAACAAGTTTCCACATAAAAACTGTGGCTGCAATTGCAACTAACATAGAAATTACTCTTGCTGAAGAATATCTACCAGTTGCATTATCTTGTAGAGATTCGGTGGTAATTCTACAAAATGTATTAAACATAGATTTAAACATAAGATCTCCTAATTATATACATATTTATAAGAGAAAGCCCTGGGAATTAACCAGGGCTTTTTGGGTTAGAAACTAACTATTAGTTAGCAATTTGGTATGTTACAACTACAGTAGCTGAACCAACACCAGTGGTTTGTGCTGCTACAGTAGCAATGATCTGAACTGCTGTGTTCACAACCATTGTTTCTGCAAGATACATACCGACCGTTTGTGGATCATTTTCAGCAGTAGTCATGTAATCTGACACACCGCCTGAAATACCAACTGACAATGTTGCTGTTGGGTTTGTAACAGTTACGTTAACCTTAACTGACAGAATTGTTGCACCAGTTGGAAGAACAGTACCAATGTTTGTTGTACCGTCTGCGCTTAGAGGAACAACCTGCTTGAACGCCTTAACGTCACCTGCAGCAGAACCAGCCACTGTGTCAACATAATACTTGTTAACAAGGTCGTTATCGGCTAAACCAGTTGCATAATTTACTGCTGTAACTGTAGCAAGGGAAACCTTGTCAGTTGTGTTATTTGCCAATGTCATTACAATGTCATTGCCGGATGCTGCTGTAACCACTACACCTGCAACAGAAGTAATTGCGACGTTACCCGATGTTGTTGACTGAAGTGTTGCACCTGTAACACCGGTTAGTGTTAATGTTGTATTACCACGAACTGTTAATGGCTGTGCTGGATCAGACTGGATAAGACCTGCGCCAACTGGGCCGATAACAACTGCACCTGTACCGTTTGGATTTAGGTTGATGTTGGCGTTTGTAGCTGTAGCGGTAATTGTTAGATCACCTGCATCAACTGCAGAAATTGTTGAAGTTCCTACGGTCAATGTGTTTGTAGCTGTTACGAAAGTCAACAATGCATCTGTTGTAATTGCGCTTGTACCATTACCCAACAGAACTGCTGTTGCTGTTAGAGTTGTAGCACCTGTACCACCGTTTGCAACAGGCAATGTACCGGTTACGTCTGTTGTTAGAACAACTTGTCCATAACTTGGTGCTACGCCAACACCGCCAGCTCTTAGAACGTTACCAGTTGCTACATCGGCAAGATTTGAATAGGTATTACTTGCTGATGCGTAGAGCAAATCACCTGTTGTTGCGCTATTTGGCAATGTTGTTGTTGACCAAACTGGAGCAGTACTCACACCACCCGATCTTAGATAACTACCTGCAGCAACATCGGCAAGCTTTGCTAGCGTTGTTGTTGTATCGGCGTAAAGAAGATCACCAACTGCATATACCGCAAATCCTGTACCACCGTTTACTGCAAGTAAGGTACCAGTAACTGCATTAGAATTTCCAAGTGGTACGGCGCCATATGTTGCTTCATTACCAACGGTACCCGAAGATAGAAGAACCTGGTTTGCTGTTGCTG